CAGCTTCGACAATGAACACAGGCAGCGAGGGTGCCGCCAAGGGCGACACTGTGCGGTCACACTTCACACGAGAAGTAGCTGTCACAACTTTGTCACCTGCAATGTCTCTCCCAGAGGGTACAGACCAAACGGTTGATAATAAAACATTGAGCATGACCAACATGAACACGGTTGAAATCCCTTGGACTGGCGAAGATGTAAAACACGTCAACAACGGTTCTGGCTATGATACTATTTATGGCGACCAAATCGCACAGGCGATGCGGGCGCATGTAAACGGCATTGAAAGCGCATTGGTTGTAGCAGCCCGCGCAGGCGCATCACGCGCTTACGGTACAGCAGCAACAACCCCATTTGGCACTGCTAATGATTATACGGGTGCATCAAATGTCTTGCGTATTCTAAAAGACAACGGCGCGGCTGATTTTGACAATCAGCTTGTTATCAATACGGCTGCGGGTGCAAACTTCTTGGGCAAGCAATCTGCTGTTAACTCTGCGGGTACTGACAGCATTTTACGTCAAGGCGTTCTGCTTGATATTGCTGGAATGCCTGTTCGTGAAAGTGGCCAGCTTGGTTCACATACTGCGGGTACAGCGGCAAGTGCCACGACTGACAACGCAGGCTATGCGGTAGGTGCAACAACACTTACACTTGCCTCTGCGGGTACTGGCACAATCCTAGCTGGTGACGTTGTAACATTCGCAGGTGACACAAACAAATATGTTGTTGTTACTGGTGATGCAGACACATCTGGCGGCGGGACAATCGTACTGCAAGAACCTGGGTTACGCGTTGCAATGTCGGCGGCTACGAAGGCAATCACAATGGTTGCAACACACTCTGACAATCTGTGTTTTTCACGCAGTTCCATTGAGTTGGCAATGCGTGCGCCTGCTGACCCATTGGGCGGCGATGCGGCATCTGACGTAATGACTGTTAGTGACCCACGCAGCGGGCTTGTGTTCTCTTTATCGGTTTACAAGGGCCGTAAGAAAGCAATGATTGCGGTTGATGCTCTATGGGGTGTTAAGTGCTGGAAGCCTGAAAACGTGGCTCTATTGCTTGGCTAAGTGGCTTTAAAAGTTGGGCATCCTTTCGTGGGGTGTCCAAATATAAAGCCATTAGGAGAATATATTATGACTGACACTTGTGAAACCGTAGTAATTCAAACCAAAAACGGGCCTGTTGAAATTAACAAAAGTGATTTCAATCCCAAAAAACACAAGATTGCATCTAAGGGTAAATAACTATGTCAACTCAAGGAATGCCCATTGCGCTAATCAGTAACGCTGGTGCAGATGAGGGCTTGGTTAATAGCGCAAACAGATTGCCTGTTGATGATGTTGGGCTGTCTATAGCTTCGGGCGGTGTTCCATCACATAGCGTTGTGCATAAATTCGGGCATAATGAAGCCGTTGGCACATCGTATGAGCCTATCGCGGCGGGCGGCATTTGGCGCACTTTACAGCCTGCTGGTGCAACTACATTGCGGGTTAAGGCAGGCAATACCAATGACACAAACGGCGGGTCTGGGGCTTGGGAGGTTGAGTTGCAAGGCATATCAGCAACGGGCGCGGAAATATCCGAAACCGTCACGCTTGCGGGTACATCTGCAAGCACCGCCACAACTCAAACATTTATACGCCTAATACGCTTTTTTGTTACCAAGTCGGGGACATACGGCACACAGTCTGCGGGTTCTCATGCGGCGGCTATTGTGATTGAAAACGGGGCAGGTGGCACAGATTGGGCAACCATTCCGTTGTCGGGTTTAGCGCATGGTCAAAGCCAAGTCGCACTATATACAGTTCCTCTGGGTTATACAGCCTACCTGCAAGGCATTCAAATTCAGATGGAAGGCAATAAGCCTGTAGATTTTCTATTCATTAAACGCGAAGATATACTTGATGCAGCGGCACCCTATGCGCCTATGCGGGTATTTATGGAATTGACGGGAATGGAAGTTCCTGCGTTTATTCCACTAAATACGCCAATTAAGTTCGATGAATTAACCGATTTCGGGGCAATGGCGAAGGCATCAACAACAGCAGAGGCATCAGTCGATATGGAAATTATTCTGGTGGCAAACTCATGACCCTAACAGTTACAGTCGGCGGGGCATCATCTGACAGTTACATAACGCTTGCAGAGTGGGAAACCTACGCAACCAATGCAGGTTGGACAACGGCAGGAACCGATGTTGTAAAAGAAGTTTATTTGCGTGATGCTGCAAAGTATATTGACCGTCATTACAAATGGACAGGCACCAGCCAGTATCAAACACAGGCGCGGGCATGGCCACGGCTTACCAGCATTTATGTTGACGGTTGGAGTGTGGACGCGGATACAATACCGCAAGACATTAAGGACGCGCAGGCTGAAATTGCTTGGCTTGTACATGAGGGCTTAAACCCTACTGCAACAGTAACGAGTGGGGCTGTTAAGTCTAAAAGTGTTGCGGCTGGGCCTGTTTCATCAACAACCGAATATGTAGGCGGCGGGCGCGAAACACCGCGTATCGTTGCAGTTGAGGGATTACTTGCACCATATATTTCTGTAGGTGGCAGCCAAGTTAGGATGCAGCGGGCATGACAACTGTTTCCGAAATAGCAAAGGATGCGTTCGACGGTGTAGCGGCTGATATAACAGATGTGATTTTTACTGCTTCACTGGTTTATGATGCGCGTGGGGCTTATCATCCAGCCACGGGCGACCATACTTTAACAACCACGACTGTTACGGGTGGCAGGGCTGTTTTTGGCACTTCGTCGGCAATACCTTTGTCATTTCCAGCATATACGCAGGGGCCGCAAGATGTTCTGATTTATTTAGAGGGCTTTACCGTTGTACCCAAAATAGGCTGGCGGGTTTCTGCCAATGGGACGCGCACAATTAAAGCGGTTGGGGATATTGTTGAGGCGGGCAAGTTTTTCGAGGTGGTGGCAGCATGACCAACTTTCAGACATTCTCAATTAATATTGATGCAGCTTATGATGCGCTAATAGAAGAACAGTTTTTGCCATTCAAAAAGGCACTGGCGATTGATGCTGTTAATCGCGTAACTAAAAAAATGCCTGTTGATACGGGCAGGGCGCGGGGCAATACATTTGTTTCGCTTGGCGGTCTTGTTGATGGGCTTTCAGATTACATAGACAAAGGCGGGGCGGCGACTGATGCGCGGGGCGCGGGCGTCATTGCAGGCGATACCGAGCCATTCAGGGCTGTTTATATACAAAACAACCTGCCTTATATTGAAATACTCGAAAACGGCAACGGGACAAGCCGCCCGCCTGTTGGCATGTTCGCTGTTACAGCACAAGAATTAGAGGTGAAACGCTATGAGCCTTGAAGCCGCAAGAATAGCTATCGAAAACGTATATTCATGTGACCCAATAAACGGGGCCGCAATCGGGTATGACGGACACGAATTTGAATTGCAGGACGCAACAATCGGGCCTTCTATTCAACTTACAATCCAATCAGGTGAGGCTACACAGGCAAGCCTTGGTTCACCTAGCACAAACCTAGCCAGAACAGCGGGCGTGGCTTTCTTTAAAATATGGACAGAAGGCGGCAAGGGTTCGCGGGTAGGAAACGAAACAGCTCAAACCATTATTGATATGTATACAAATAAACGATTGGACAGCGTAAAGACGGGCATTCCCTATCTTGTGCCTGTTCAGAACGAAGAACCGCACACGGTTCACCTAGTTTCGGTGCCGTATGTAAGAGAAGATTACAACGCTTAAAAAGGAGCATTTGAAATGACTATAGCAGAAGCAGACGGGATGCGCCTAGCGTACATCGCAGAAGCCACAGAAGGCACCACGCCAGCAACGCCAGCATTCCAAGTGCTGCGTTATACGAGCGAGAGCCTTTCATCTGAAAAACAAACAGCCATAAGTGCAGAAATACGCGCAGATAAAAACGTGACCGACATTCTGCATACGGGTTTTTCAATCGGCGGTTCTCTTGATGGTGAGTTGGTTGATGGGTCTTATGAAGATTTCATGGAAGCTGCATTGCGCGGCACATGGTCAACAGATGCATTGATAAACGGCATTGACCGCAAGTCATTCACGTTTGAAAAGACAACCGAAGAAGGCGCGACTGACAGCTATATGCGATATCGCGGGTGCTTCATTGATGGAATGCGTTTAGCTGTTGCAGAGGGCGGCATTGGCACGATTGGCTTTGATATTCTTGGTATGGGTGTCGATAGCGGTGCATCCGCGATAATCACAGGGGCGACTTATGTGGCAGCAGGTACAACGGCACCAATGACAGGCTCGGACATGGGTTCTATTGCAGTTGGTGGCATTAGCACGTTGAACGTAATCAAGGGCATTGATTTGACCATTGCGGGCAACAACCGTGAACAGCGTAAGCTAGGTTCAGATGATTTAGCAGGCGTTGCATTGGGCCGTATTGAAGTATCTGGAACGCTTGATTTATACTTTGAAGGGATTGAGGTTTATGACGCAATCATCGCACATGACACAGCGGCTTTGACGTTTCCGATTGGTTCTGTGACTGGTCAGAAGTACACAATCACAATTCCTAAAATGCGATTACTGACAGGCGACCCAATTTCAGGCGGTCAAGGCCAAGATGTTGCATTCAGTGTTGGCTTTCAGGGCTACTATGACAGCGGCATAGGCGGCACAATCCAGATTGATCGGAACGTGTCATAATGAAAGTTAAAGTTATAAAGGCATTTGACGCCTACCCTAAAGGCAAAAAAACGCATTTCCCATTGGGTGATGCTGATATTCCGAGCGACCTTATTGACGAATGCAATCTGGTAAAAAATGGCTTGGTAAAGAAAACCCCAAAAGAAACGAAATAGAGTTTCTGTACAGAGAAAGTGGCGGGGCTTTTTTGGTAGCCCTGCCACAACCCAAAAACGAAAGATAATATTATGACTGATTTCCAAATTGACGCCTATACACCAGCAGACCCACACATTGCAACAGAGGTGGGTGTTGAATTGAATTACTCAACCGAGGTTGGGCCGAATGTAATCGATTTTAATTTTCGCGCCAGATCAACAGGGAATGAAAATAAAGCGTTCCAGAAGGCGGCTGAAAAGCTGTCAAACATTC